ATGAAACAAATTCCTGGGATGCTATGGAACTTTGATGACTCTTTCACAATCACGAAAGAGGAAGGTGCGAAGTGGCATCTAATTCAATCGATGGCTGGAGACAATACTGACGGTTACGCCGGAGTACCAGGCATTGGAGTGAAAAGAGCTACAGCATTATTCGAAGAGAAAGGATATAGCTGGAAAACAGTTGTAGATGCGTTTAAGGAGAAGGACTTATCGGAAGATGTCGCTCTCACTAATGCACGTCTAGCAAGAATATTAACTACAGAGGATTATGACCACGAAAAAATGGAACCCATACCCTGGAGTCCCAGCCCCGATTACCGAATTGACAGTTGAACAGGATTTAAAACTAAGACTAATTAAGGATTCAATAGAATCCAGATACACCTAGAGAAGACGTTAACACCGTCTTCCTAGCACTTCAGAAACAGAACTTTGTCCTGGCTAATAGCCTTACAAACCTACTTGATAAATGGCCGAAACCACCAGTGACCACGGACCCGAATATTACAGGCTTGGATCAATCCAAGTTTGGGATTTTATACGTGATAAAGAACTCAACTTCCACTTAGGAAATGTAATTAAGTACGTCTGCAGAGCTGGTCATAAAGACGACGACATTGAAGACCTATCAAAAGCCATCCATTACCTATCTAATGAAATCGAATTTAGAACAAGCCAAAGAGTTCAGAGAAGCATTCAACGTAAAGAACTCTCAGAATCTCAGCTCGCGGAATATGCAGCGGAACTTAATAATTGAAGAGTTTAAAGAATTTTTAGAGGCAGAAGGAATGCTCTTTAGACAGAGCTTACAACTGCATGAGGATGCTATTAAAGAACTCAGTGATCTCGTATATGTCTGCTACCAATATGCAGCAAATATGGGATGGGATTTAGACGAAGCTCTACGTCGGGTCCATCAAAGTAATATGTCAAAACTAGATGAGGATGGAAAGCCTACATATAGAGAAGACGGAAAAGTATTAAAGAGCGCAAATTATCAACCACCAACATTAAGCGATCTTGTCTAATGACAAATTTAATATCTAGAACTGGAAGAGTTCAGAACTGGATAGATGATCCAGAATCACGTCTGCCCGTATCATGTACTGTCTTCGTTGTAGAAGACTCTATGGAGGGAAACAATGGAATCGAAGCGAGTTGGAGATTCGTCAGCCACGCTCTCAGATATGGAGCTGGCGTTGCTGTCCATTTATCTAAGCTCAGACCCAAAGGAAGTGAAAACGGAAAAGGTCTTACGGCTTCTGGACCAGTATCCTTCGGAAAAATCTACTCAACCCTAAATGAAATCATCAGACGGGGTGGGCATTATAAGAACGGTGCTTGCGTTTTGCATCTTGACTTGGATCACCCTGACATTATTGAATTTATCACGACCCCACGTGCCGATCTTCCGTGGGTTAAACGATGCGTCAATATTAACCAAGAAAAATGGGACGGTGCCAACCAATTAACACGTGACGCACTTATATATGGCATCAGGTCAGGTGACATATGGTTAAACAAAACTAAATACGATAAAAATGGAAAAAGAATCAGAGGCAATGTATGCCTTGAAGTTTACTTGCCATCACGAGGAACTTGCCTCCTCCAACACGTTAATCTCGGTGCCTGTCCAGTCGCCGACGAGAAAAAGGGTTTTGTTGAGGGTATGCGAAGTTTGTGCAACCTCCATAGCAAAACAGGCATTGGAGGTTCTGGAGAGTATCTCCCCTCGGAGACCGACAGGCAAGTTCGACTTGGATGCCTTGGGTTAGCAAACCTATTAAGGCAAAACAACGTCACCTACAAACAGTTTGGTGATGCATTACAAGCAGTAAACGATGGCATACCTGGACTTGGTACAGCTGGATTATTAGCTGCAGAATTTTATAAAGGCATTCAGGGTGCGGCTGATGTTGCCAGAGAATATAATATGGATCGAGCATTTGCTATCGCTCCTACCGCAAGCTGTTCATATCGCAGTAAAGACAGAGAAGGCTTTACTTGCACACCAGAGATCGCACCTCCTATAGCTCGGAGTGTTGATCGTGACTCTGGTACATTTGGTGTACAGACATATGAATATGGTGATGTAGAAATCGCCTCAGAAGTTGGTTGGGATGCTTATAAGAAAGTAGCTGATCAATTGATGTATATGTTTAACCATACAGGGCTTCTTCATGGATACAGCTTTAACTCTTGGAGTGATGTTGTAACCTACGACGAACAGTTCGTTGAAGAGTGGCTAGATAGTCCCCAAACTTCACTTTATTATGCTTTGCAAGTACAC